CTCGCGGCCTGGCACAGAGTGAGACAATCCTGTTTCACTACCCTACTCTGGATATCGACATGGTCGGCCGAATACGCTCGAGAGCCGTCAGAATATATTCTGGCGGTAGCTACACGGACCTCACTTCTGGGGTCACGCATAGTGGCGGTCTCCGTTCTATAATTGGTACTACAGAGGACTTTTCCCCAGGTTGGGGAACTGATAATCTGTTCCAATTAGATCGCGAAGACAACTTTCTCGGGTGGGCATCAGGTTCCAATACTCAGTACTCTTTCGATGGGTACGGAGCTGGAAGTGCCAATCTCGGCGGCTTTGGTGGGCAATTTCCTTACAATGATCCGGACGCTGTGACGCGTGCCTTGTCTATTTCAAATCCTAATCGGCCTTCGTTGGCCGTCGGGATGATTGGACAAGACATCGTTGAGCTTCCGCGATTGATTAAAGATCTTGGGGACTATTCCCTCGGAAGACTACTCCATCCGACACCAAGAATGGTGTCAAATGGGTACCTTCAGTGGCAATTTGGCCTCAATCCTTTAATCGGGGATCTTAAAACGATGCTCAACTTCCAAAAAGCGGTGGAAAACCGCAAGAAAGAATTGCGAGCACTTCGTAATAAGGGCCTTAAAAGGAATGCCCGAATGACTGCGAAGGGTGGCGTTACCGAAGATACAACCTCCCCTAGGGTTGGTTATATCGGCGGTGGTTTGTACAATGATCCCACTGAGTGTCAGTACCTCATTCGAGGTCGCTGGGACCAGTGGGTTAGTACAAGATGGGTCGCGGATGCTAGCATCCACGACATTTCTGTCGCCAATCCTGGCTCAGACCTAGAAGCGATCTTGTCCGCGAGTGGGGCCTTGGACGGTACTACCGTCTGGGACCTTATCCCGTGGACTTGGTTGTTCGATTGGTTTAGACCAATCGGAGACTACTTCGGCGCAAGTCGCAATTCTATTCCTGTGACTTGTGTTTCGGCCTGTGTCATGCGAACGTCGAGAATCGTCGTCCATAGAATATGGGCTTCGAATCCCGGCTCTCCAATTAAACTTACGTTTAATTCGAATATGGAGCTCGTGTCTAAAGGTAGACGCGTATTCGCAAATCCTTCGCCTTCGATATCCTGGAACCTCCCATTCCTTAATGGGGGGCAACTGTCGATTCTTGCGGCTCTCATAGGCTCAAGAATGCACCTGTGAGAGACTCACAAGAAAGAAGTTCGAACTATGACTATTGCAAACCCGCTTGTTATCACGTACAATACTGTGGCGAAGAATTTGCCGCGTATCAACCAAGATAACTACGGTTCCGAGTACTTTTTGAACGACGGTACCCTGACCTTTAGGGTCAAGATCCGCCATTCGGTCGAGGCAGCCGACAAAGCTGGTTTCCCGCATGATCGACATAACGTCGAACTTACGGTGACCACTTTGGCGACGTCGACTGTGCCGGAGTCCATTGTACAGTTCTATACTGTATTTCGTGACAATCCTGCCCAGTCTCCCCTCGTTAACGTTGGGTATGCGGCGTCTGCCTTTCTCGGGCTTACGACGACTACCCTCTTTAACGACATGTATGGTTGGGCCAACTGATAAGTTGCCCGACCTACTGACCCTAGATCTTCTGATCTAGTGTACTTGGAGCAATGGTCCCGCATTCATCCCTAACATAGGTGTTAAGCATGAATAAAAGGCCGGTGTTCGACTTCATAGGGCTCTACCGAGCAATCCTCGCGGATTGTGCGGCGTATTTCCCTCACGACCAGATTGAGTGGAGTAGAGATGAAGTGTCTCTCTCTGCCCTCTTTCAAAGTAGAGGTGTAGGTGTTGCCACCATAGACCTCCCCAGACTCGATAAAGCCTTACTATCGGCCTTCGAATCTGGTCGCCTCGTTACTGTTGGTCTAGCCCTTTGCAGAGCTAAATCAAAGTATGACCTTAGGCCCAGACTATTCTGGGGCTTATGGTCGCGAATCTTTGATCGTACTGGGTGTCTGAAAGTCGATATCGACCCAGACTCTATCCGTTTACTTCGCACACTCTTGTGCGTTTGTAAAAAGATGGAACTGGATTGCGCTCCCCGTTACCTATATCAGGCAACAAAGGAGTTCTTCGATGTCGAGGCACGTCTCCCTGTCTCTTCCGAGATTTGGGATGGTGTTGACGATAGTTTCTCTGATTGGCATAACTATGTTAAGCCTCTCTCGGTCACTGACGTCACCGATGTTGGGATGTATGCTTTTGAGCATTCAACCCTCGTCGGCGTGCTCAGTTCTGTTCAGCAAGTTGCTGACAGAACCGCTACTTGGCTGGGATCGTATGACCCCAACAAGCACGCGTTCAGGCATGGACCTGGAGCTGTTTCTGATCTTAAATCCGGTGAGTACAAGTATAACTTCCGGAATTGGGGTCAGCGACTTGAGCAACTCTTTCCTTTCGATCAGTGGGGTACTACCTCACTCGGTCTCATGGATCGATTGCAATCCAGTGGTATCGAAGTTGCTCAATCTGAGCCCGCTTCGAGACTCGTTGCCGTACCAAAGACCAGAACGGCTCCACGGCTTATCGCCGTTGAACCTTCTGCGAATCAATGGTGCCAGCAATCTGTCAGGAGTTTCCTGTACAGTAGGATTGCGGCCCTTCGATACGGGATTGGAACCTCGGTATCTTTTACCGACCAACCCGGATCTGGGGCTTTAGCGCTCAATTCATCGAAGAGTGGTAGTCACGCGACGATAGATCTATCTTCGGCGAGTGACCGCGTCAGTACCTGGCTAGTAGAACGGATGTTCAGGAGGAATCCCGAGCTTCTGTGGTACATGTCAAGCTGTCGTACACGTTACATAACGAATGCGATAGATGACGCCTCCCCGAGTTTACATAAACTCAGGAAGTTCTCTACGATGGGCAATGCTCTCACCTTTCCTGTTCAGAGTATTATATTCTACAATATCTGCATTGGGGTAGGTTCCTACCTAACTCATAGCAGGCATATAGAATCTCTGTCCAGGCAGGTCCGCGTCTACGGAGACGACCTTATTGTCCCCGTAGCTTGGGAACCGCTCATAGTGCAAGTACTTACTGCACTGTTCCTGCGTGTGAACGAGTCAAAAACTTTCGTAAAGGGAAACTTTCGCGAAAGTTGCGGCACGGATGCGTTTCGTGGTGACGATGTCACCCCGATTCGCGTTAACACGACAGATGAGGAGTCCGACCCTAAGCGTCTACCTAGCCTAGTTGCTAGTTCCAATAACTTCCATCTTGGAGGTTTTTGGCGCACTGCGGCATGGCTTATGTCGACGGTTCCTTGGAAACAACTTGTTCCCAAGGTCCAACGAGACGCTAGGGCATTCGGCTTCACTACCTTCAGTGGAGGGGTGGCTCCGTCTACGCGCAAGCGTAGGTGGAATCACGACCTTCACCGTTGGGAAACGCTCGTTATTCAGCCGTTTGCTAAATTGCGAGTCGTGAAGCAGCATGCAGCTTCTAGCCTACTTCAGTACTTCACTGAGGAGCCTAGCCCGTATATCAATTACGAGTCAGGAGTGGCAGTAGCTGGTGTGCCGATTCTTCGGCGCACATGGGTTGCCGAGGGTGACCTCCTGAAGTAGGAGAGTCACCGTCAGCACTGG